AATGGATGACGACCACTGGTGGTACAGATTGTCAGAAAAAGAAAAATTGTCAGGAAAGTTTGCTTGGAAGTTTTTTAAACAACCCGGTGGTGTGGTCGAAGTCCAACCAGAAGATTTACCAGATAACCCAGAAGCCAACGACCACATATTTTCAGGAGGTAGATGGTGGACATTAAATAGAACAGCAGAAAACGTATCTAATTTACCAAGTGGTTACTACATGCAAATGCTTGGTGGTAAAAATTTAGATTGGATTCGTTGTTACGCAGAAGGTAAATATACTTATGTACAAGAAGGTAGACCTGTATGGCCTGAATACAATGACCAAATGATGAGTGGTGAAGTAGAATATGATCCACAATTACCTATACAAGTAGGTCTTGACTTTGGTTTAACGCCAGCAGCAGCTATAGGACAAAGACTTAATAATGGTAGATGGTTAGTGCTACATGAAATAGTTACTGAAGATATGGGATTAGAACGATTTGGTACTCAGTTACTAGCCGAGCTAAATGCACGTTACCCTAAAGCACAAGTTATGATATGGGGTGATCCTGCTGGTATGCAACGAGATGCAATCTATGAAGTAACAGCATTTGATTATTTAAGAACGCTAGGATTACGAGCGCAACCTACGGCATCTAACAATTTTAAAGTAAGGCGAGAAGGTGCAGCTGCTCCTATGCAACGATTAATTAATGGTAAACCTGGTTTAATTATAAACACATCATGTAAGATGATAAGAAAGTCACTTGCTGGTGGATATCATTTTAAACGTATAGCAGTAGGTGCAGGACATGAACGATTTAAAGATAGTCCTAATAAAAATGAACACTCACACATTGGTGATGCTTTTGGTTATCTTATGCTAGGTGGTGGTGAGCATAAAAGAATGACTAAAAATAGTTTGGCTGCAAATACGATGATTGTACAAACTGTTGCTACGGCAGAGTTTGATGTATTTAAGTAAAACTGTAGAAATATTAAAAGTTATGCCTACAGTAAAAAAAGCTTATTTTTTACCATTTCATGTCGATCATACTAAAAACTTTCAAGGTATTATAGATTATGATACTAAATCGATTACGCTTGAAGATAGAATCCGTTATTTGGACTTTCAGTCTAGGTGCGGTCCTGCTATTACTGCATTTGTTAACAATATTCCTGTTGCTGTGTTTGGGTGCGTTATCTTGTGGAATGGTGTTGGTGAAGCGTGGTCTGTCTTTTCAAAACAAGCAAGACGATATCCAATAGCCATGACTAAGAGTGCTTTTTCATTTTTCGATAGCTGTGAGATATCATTTAGTTTACATAGGTTACAAATAACAGTAAACTCTAACAATAAACGTGCTGTAGCGTGGGCGCATTATTTAGGTTTTAAATCTGAAGGTCTAATGAAACAATACAGTGCAGATAAAGACGATACATTTATGATGAGGAGAACTTAATGGGTGGATTACTAGGTGGAGGAAAGCCTGATACATCAGCAGCAGAAGAATCACTAAGGCTACAAAGAGAACAAACAGCAGCTACTACTAAAAAAGCGGAAGAAGATAAACGAAGTGCAGCAGAAGATATGTCTGCTAAAAAGCGTTTATTAGCTCGTGGTGGCAAAGGTTCATTGTTATCAGACAAGCGTTTAACTCCAGAAACAGGATTAGATGATGAATACAAAACAACCCTAGGCTAAATCATGGCATTAGATTATGGCATGGCATTAGCAAGAGGGTTAATTGCTCCACAAAAAGAATTGCAAGCAGAAGTAAAAGAACTTGCGGGCGATCAATTTAAGTCAGAAGAGTGGTGGAATAAACAGCTTGATCGACAGATCAAAGAGGGTATGCGTAAATACGAAACAGCTACTGAGTATAAAACAAAATCAGGTAGTTTTGTATTAGGTAAACGTGCAACAAGAAGTACAGGCATGTATCCCGGTGGTCCAATGAAAACATTTTATGATGCCCCTAAAGATGCAATAATTACTGGATATACTGGTCATTTTTATACAGGTCGAAAGCCAATATATGAAACAAGAAAAACAAGAGTTGTAGGCAAAGGAAGAGAAGATTTAACATCTGCACAATTAAAAACAATAGAATCCCAAGCAAAAGAAACAGGGGAAAAAGCTAAAAAAGAAGCGGCAAAATCTAAAAAAGGAAAACGTGCTGCAAGAGGTAGTAGTGGTTTGATGGGTAGATCATCAACAAAAGATGTAGGGTTATCAGCAGGATTACCATCACTTGGTAGTTTAGGTCTTGGTATTGGAGAAACTAAATTAGGATAAAAAATGACTACAGAATATCGTAAAAAATTAATGGAAAAATATAAAAAACGTGGCGTTAAATTTAATAAAGAAACTGGATTGCCATTACAAATGAAACAGATTTTTGAAGATGATAAAGAGTTATTTATAGATCTACAAAATGATTATTTTACTAGTGGTGGCACAATGGATGATAATCCATTTAAAGGTCTTTTTAAAAAAATGTTTGGTAAAGATAAGGATAAAAAATAATGGTAGATAATTACAACGGCATGCAGAAAAAAGCTAAAAAAGTAATGAAAAAGAAAAAAGGCGATTTGAATAAGGATGGCAAGATGAGTTCTTATGAAACTGCAAGATCAAATGCAATTCAAAAAAACATGAAAAAAGGAATGGCGTAATGGGTAAAGGATTATATGCAAATATAAATGCAAGAAAGAAAGCTGGCACTAGCAGAACTAAATCTAAATCTACTATATCAGACAAAGCATATAAAAATATGTTAGCTGGTTTTCCTAAGAAAAAGAAAAAGAGTACAGCTTAATGGATGAATTTACTAAAAAAGTAAAAGCTACTTTAAAAAAACACGCAAAACATCATAGTAAAAAACATATGACTATGATGAAAAAAGATATGATGAATGGAGATACTTTTACTAAAGCACATAAAAAAGCTATAAAAAAAGTAGGTACATAATGGTAGCAAAAAAACATCAAAACCCAAGTGGAGGACTCAATGAAGCAGGTCGTAAACATTTTAAAAGAACTGAAGGTTCAAATCTTAAACGCCCCCAAAGGACTGGGAGTGACGGCAGGCGTGTGTCTTTTGCTGCTCGTTTTGGCGGCATGGCTGGCCCTTTAAAAGATTCAAAAGGCAGACCAACTAGATTAAAACTTGCATTAAAGAAGTGGGGTTTCGGTAGTAAAGAAGCCGCTCGTAATTTTGCAGCTAAAAATAAAAAGGCATAACTATGGCAATGATGAGATTAGATGCAAAACAAGTCTTACAAAGACACGACAAAGCTTTAACTAAAAAAGAAGATTTTAGAAATCTTTATGATGAGGCTTATGAGTTTGCATTACCACAAAGAAATCTATATGACGGATACTATGATGGTGGTGTGCAAGGTCAAAAGAAAATGAATCGTGTATTTGATTCTACTGCTATTAACTCTACCCAACGATTTGCTAATAGAATGCAATCAGGCATATTCCCTCCACAAAGAAAATGGTGTCGCCTAGAGCCTGGTTCTGATATACCTTTTGAAAGAAGAGCTGAAGCACAAGCAGCATTAGATGCGTATGGCGATAAGATGTTTGATACATTAAAACAATCTAACTTTGATGTAGCTATTGGTGAGTTCTTATTAGACTTGTGTGTTGGAACTGCGGTTATGTTAGTGCAACCGGGTGATGATATTAATCCTATTAACTTTATTCCTGTGCCTCAGTTCTTAGTTTCGTTTGATGAGGGAGCTAATGGTCAAGTAGATAATGTATATAGACGTATGAAATTAAAAGCAGAATCTATACAACGACAATGGCCTGATGCAAAATTACCTCAAGAATTAAAAAATATGATTGAACAAAAACCTACAGAAGAAGTAGAACTTGTAGAGGCAACTATATTCGATCAAGAGCGTGGTGATTATTGTTATCACGTTATAGATAAAAGAACTAAAACAGAATTAGTGTACAGACGTATGGATCACAGTCCTTGGATTGTATCTCGTTATGCCAAGATTGCAGGTGAAACATATGGTCGTGGACCACTTATCACTGCATTGCCTGATATTAAAACACTTAACAAAACATTAGAGTTAGTATTAAAGAACGCATCTTTATCTATAAGCGGTGTATATACTGCTGCTGATGATGGTGTACTCAATCCGAATACAGTTAAGATTATGCCTGGTGCTATTATTCCTGTTGCTAGAAATGGTGGACCACAAGGTGAATCCTTACGACCATTACCTAGAGCTGGTGACTTTAATGTATCACAAATTGTAATGGATGATTTAAGAGGTAATATTAAACGTATATTGCTAGACGAATCATTACCTCCAGACAATATGTCAGCACGTAGTGCTACAGAAGTTGTAGAACGTATGAAAGAATTATCACAAAATTTAGGCTCTGCATTTGGTCGTTTAATAAACGAAACTATGATTCCTGTGGTAAGCCGTATGTTGCAAGTAATGGACGAAAAAGGATTGATTACACTACCACTTAAAGTGAATGGTTTAGAAATAAAGATTGCTCCTGTTGCTCCATTGGCTATGGCACAGAATATGGAAGAAGTGCAAAACGTATTACAGTATGCACAGATTGCACAAGGTGCTGGACCTGAAGGTGCTACAAATATTAAAGTAGATGAGATGATGGATTACATTGCTGAAAAGTTAGGTATACCACAACGACTTAGACCTACACCACAAGAACGCATGATGATTAAACAACAAATGCAACAAGCTGCACAGCAACAACAAATGATGCAGATGGCAGCAGAAAATCCTGAAGCAACTGCACAAGTAGTAGAAGCAGCTACACAACAACAAGGATAAATTATGGCAGGATGGGATGACTTAGAACAAGCATTACCACTTGATGTGCGTGATGTAAAACAACAAAGAGATGATACAGACCGATTATGTTTAAGAGTATTCGGTAGTGAAGATGGAATAGAAATGATGGAATGGTTACGAAAAACCATTTTAGAGCAACCCGTAGCCTTGCCGGGTAGCGACTCTAGTTATGCGTTTTATCGAGAAGGGCAAAATTCAATAATTAGAGATTTAGAAGCAAGGATAATTAGAGCAAGGAAATTATAATGGAAGAAGCAATCGAGCCTAGCACGACTGAAGAAACTTCGGAAGAGGTAACTGAAGAATCGACTGGCCTACTCGACGATGCAACACCAGAAGAGGAAGTCAGTACAGATCCAAAAGAAACAGAAATTGATCATCGTGATCCTGAGGAATTAAAAGCCGCAGGTGAATTAGAAGATGATGATGAGCCACTAGAAAGACCAGATTGGTGGCCTGAAAACTTTTGGAAAGAAGATGGATCAGAGCCTGACTTAGAAGGTATTGCTAAATCTTGGATGGATTTACGCAAACAAATATCTCAAGGAAAACACAAAGCACCAAAAGATGGTAAGTATGATACATCTGCATTTGGTGAAACTCCTGACGATGATCCTGTTAGACAACACGTTGTTGGATGGGCAAAAGAAAATGGTATTAGCCAAGCAGCACTAGATTCTTTAGTAAGCGAAGTAGTAGGTATGAATGAAAATGCTGTAGAAAACTATCAAGTAAACTTGGCTGAAGAAAAGAAACAACTAGGTCCAAATGCTGATGCTAGAATTAATGGCATGGTTAAGTGGGCATCTGGCTTAGTGCAGAAAGGTGTTTGGAGTAAAGATGATTTTGAAGAGTTTAAAATTATGGGTGGAACTGCAAGAGGAATATCTGCCTTAGAAAAAATTAGATCATCTTATGAAGGAAGAATACCTGTAGAAACTGCACCAGTAGAAGGTGCGCCAACCAAAGAAGAACTCTATGCTATGGTCGGTGATGAAAAATACACCACAGATCCTGTCTATAGAGCTAAAGTAGAAAAAGCATTCGCTCAAAACTTTAGTTAATTTTATTGCAATAGCCTTGATTATATGCTAGATTACAGTCAAGGCTTATTGTATTCATTCGTAATACAACCCTTTAACGCAAGTAACCTTGTCGTATGGCTATCGTAAATAGCAAGCACGGCCCAGAATCTCTGGCATACCAAAGCGATTAATTTTTATTTATTAATTTCTAAGGAGAAAATAAATGTCGATCGGATTATCCCCCGCATTTGTTACGCTCTTTGATGCCGAAGTTAAACAGGCTTACCAAGGTAAAGCTGCTCTTGTAGAAGCTACAAGACAAAGACGAGGCGTTGAAGGCAATATAGTAAAATTCCCGAAAGTTGGGAAAGGCGTGGCTACACTACGTGTACCACAAACTGACGTTGTGCCATTAAATACTGATTTCTCACAAGTTACCGCAACAATGCAAGATTGGAACGCTGCTGAGTATTCAGACATCTTTATGCAACAAAAAGTTAATTTTGAAGAAAGACAAGAGTTAGTTCAAGTAGTATCGAACGCTATTGGCAGACGTCAAGATCAACTTATTCTTGATGCACTTTTAGCAGGTAAAGGTTCTACAGTCGCTCATGGCGGTACAAACCTTACAGTGGCTAAACTTCGTGACACTAAGAAAACAATGGACACAAACAATGTACCACCAGAAGATAGACACATGATTATTCATGCAAATAACCTATCAAACTTACTTTCTGAAACATCAGTAACA